GACCATTTTGACAAGGCTGTAAGGTGGGTAATCATTGTATTGATATTTGTATTTGACCCATTAGCAGTATTGTTATTGATAGCAGCCAATATATCATTAAGAACTTATAGAACTAAGAAAAATATGGTCAAAGAAGATGAAAAACAAAATTTAAAGACCAAAATAGATAGAATGAATAAAAAGGCTGAACGATTCAGAAAAAGAGATAGAGATTACAAGAGATTCATTGAAAAACTAGGTGCCAAAGACCTAAAAGACCTGGATCCTGATGAAATTAGAATAAAACTAGACCAGGTGATGGACTGGAATGAGAAATCTAAGCAAGGATAAAGCTTGACAAACACTATAAAAAATGTTATAGTATTATATTATGATGACAGAAACAGACATATACAGACTAATTGGTAATAAAATCAAAATCGAAAATCTAATTAACAATGCAGTAAAAGCTTGTAAAAACTCAACTAGTGATTGGGCAAAAAATTACTGGTTTAGTGTTTTTGAAAAATTGTGTAAAAAATACGATAGAATAGATTTATATAGAAAACACTTACATTAGGAGGATTATGAACGTATTTTATTTAGATAAAAAACCAGACATTGCAGCTCAAATGTCGTGTGATAAACACGTGGTAAAAATGATATTAGAGTCTGCTCAATTGTTGTCAACTTGTCATAGAGTACAAGACGGTACAGAATATTATGATAAGACAGCCAATGGTCGTAAGATTAAAAGATGGCGACATCCAAATCCTAATTTAGAAACAATCTTATACAAAGCAGGTTGGGTAAAACATCCAAGTACAGTATGGTTATTTGAATCTGCTTACAATTACAGATGGTTATATTTACATATGATGGCTCTTAATGAAGAATATAAAAAGAGATACAATCATACCGAAGACCACGTAACTATTCAAAAGTTAGGTGAGATATTAAAATCACCACCTAAAAATGCAAACTACAAAAAGATTGCAACTGAACCACAACCTGCTATGCCAGAATATTGTAAAGTACCTGGTGACGCAGTGAAGAGTTACAGAAATTATTACATTTTTGAAAAGCAAAGATTTGCAACTTGGAAATCACCTGCTATAATACCACAATGGTATAGTGAGGGTGTTAAAACAACAATATAAAGAAAGTATATATAGAATATTATGATTGAATTTGATTATACAGAAACATTAACAGGACCACAAATACAAATGTTAAGGGAAGGATTAAAACAATCTGAACCGTTATTGTTAACAAAAGAAATGGAAGTAGAGGAAAAAACAAATGAGCATAACAGGACATTATAATAGAGATAATATGATTAGTGCAATCGAAGAGCACGCTAAAGGTCATATTAAAAAACACGCTATGAATGTAGAGGTGTATTTAAAAAATGCAGCTGGTGTTGGTGAACATCCAGACATTATAGAAGCAATTGAAAAAGAATTAAAAATTATTGCAGAATACCACGACCAATTAGAGGTTTTAGATAAATATTTTAAATAATGCCAATTTATACATTTGAAGATAAACGCAGTGGTGAAACGTGGGACGATATGATGACCATTGCTGAAAAAGAAGACTATTTAAAGAAAAATCCACATATTACACAACTAGTCAATTCTATAAATATTATTGGTGGTGTATCAGGCATTACACATAAAACAGATAGCGGTTGGAATGATAACCTCCAAAGAATTGCTGAAGCCCACCCTAAATCCAATTTAGCAAATAGGTTTAAAAAGAGAAGTATCAAAGAGGTTAAAACGGATAACGTTATCAAAAAACATAGAAACAGAATAAAAAGAGGATAGATATGGCAGATATACCAGATTATATGCGTGGGTTTGACCTTAATGAAGATTGGGGTTTTACACCTGTAGATAAGGCGCCAGAAACTACAACACAACCAACAATAGACCCTACAGTTATTGAAAATTCAAACTTAGAATTAGCAAAAGTTAAAGAAGATGTATCAGATATTAAAGCTATGATGAATGAAGTTATGCAGATTGTAGCAGAAAAAGATACTATAACAAAAGAAGTAACAGACGCTGAAACACAAGAAAGATTTAAAGATTTAGAAAAGATTATATTACCTTTTTTATATAATCTATCTAAAAGTGATGAACCTTACATACACTGGCCTAATAGAGGTCCAATTATTAAGGCACAAATAGATAAAATAATTAAACTCACAAGGGGGTAATTTATGAGTGTTAAGACTAAACATAAAGAACTAAAGAATAAAGTAAATCTAGTAGAACGAACAAGAAGTTATGATAGATCATTTTCTAGTTGGTTAGATTTAAAGACCCTAAAGAAGTTAAAATTACAAGCAAAGGATAAATTAAATGAAACTAAGTCCAAACTTTTCGCTTAAAGAGATGACTGCCTCACAAACGGCAGCCAGACACGGAATTAATAATAATCCAAGCGAAGATCATATGAATAATATGAAAGCGTTATGTGAAAACGTTTTACAAAAAGTAAGAGATCATTTTGGTAAGGTAGTTACCGTATCAAGTGGGTATCGTAGTCCCGAGTTGTGTGTTAAAATTGGTTCTAGCATCAATTCACAACACGCTAAAGGGGAGGCGGCCGACTTCGAAATCTATGGAGTGAGCAATGCTGAATTATGTAAGTGGATTGCTGATAACTTAGATTTTGACCAAATGATTTTGGAATTCCATAATGTGGATGAACCAAATTCTGGTTGGATCCACTGCTCATACAAATCTGAAGATAATAGAAAACAGATTTTAAGAGCATACCGTGATGAAAACGGTAAAACAAAATACGAAGACTATAATCCAAAGTGAAAAGAAGATCGGGACGCAACAAGGAAAGACCCGGAGAAATTAAAAGACCATATGATGGACTATAGATCAATTTAAATGGTGGTGTGGTAATCCACACCTCCATAAAAGCTTGACTAATTAACTAAACTATGATATATTATACTTATTATGCCAAAAAAATTTAATTTTATTACTATGGACGAGAGTGTCCTTCCCAAAACAAAGGGTAAAAATATTGATGGTACCAGATTTTATGAAATTGATGGTCAAAACTATCCCTCAGTAACTTCCGTATTATCTATCAGATCAAAAGAAGGAATCCAAAAATGGAGAGATTCCATTGGTAATGATGTTGCCAATTGGGAAATGAATAGAGCAGCCAGACGAGGTACAGCAACTCACACGTTAGTTGAACAGTATCTAAAAGGCGAAACACCAAGTATTAGATCAGTTTTACCATTAGGTCTATTTAAATTACTAAGACCTTATGTAGATCAAATTGACAATATACGTTTCTTAGAAACCATTATGTATAGTCATAAACTGAAACTTGCAGGTCAAGTTGATTGTATTGGTGAATATAATGGTAAATTGTCAGTAATTGACTTCAAATCAGCAAATAAATTAAAAGAAGAAAGTTGGATTGAAAACTATTTCATACAAACTACCGCCTATGCAGAAATGTATGAGGAGTTGTATGGTGAAAAAATTGAACAACTTGTTATTTTAATCGCCAGTGAAGATGGTACTTCACAATCTTTTGTAAAAGAAACCAAAGATTATAAACAAAAATTAATAGTCGCTATCGAAGATTTTTATAAATATTACAAAAATAAAAATAAAGATAAAATAGAGAAATAATAATCCCTATTTTACAGAGGGAATAATGAAAAAACTAGCGGCAATATTGATAATCGGCGTATGGTCGACTATCATAATGGCTACATTTAAAGTAGTAGCTAAATCGGAAGATTTATCACCTAGTGATTTTGAGTTATATACTAGAAATGTGCCAATTGTTTGTGGTCAATACCAAAACATACTAGTTTACTTAGATTACTACGATTTTGAAGCGATATATACAAGTGTTGGAAAAGCAGGTGCTCGAAGTGATGGTGATCCTGTATTTGGAATGGTATTATATCTTAACAAAGATAAAACTGAGATGATTTCAGTTATGGGTGTACCATATGATACGGAACTATGTATGATGTATCGAACATTTGAAGTAAAAGAATTTAATGCTGAAGAATAGATAATAACTATTCTGGACGTGGGTGCAAATCCCACCACCTCCACCATAAACACATTTTGGTGTGCTTATGGGGGGTGTGGTAGGTTCGACAGAGAGGTAAAACTATTTGGAGTTAAATCGTTGACAACGTATAGTCATCTTATAAATGCTAACAATAATTTAGCTATGGCTGCATAATGCAGCTAAGGGTTTGCCTGTACCTAGTAACAGAAACAGGCGTTAATTATGAGGTTATTATGGAACTAAAAGACAGTAAAACCAAAGACAATCTAAGAGCAGCCTTCCAAGGTGAAAGTGAAGCAAATAGAAGATACTTATATTTTGCTCAAAAGGCAGACATTGAAGGCGCTAACGAAGTAGCACAAGTATTCAGATCAACTGCCGAAGGCGAAACAGGTCACGCTCACGGTCACTTAGAATATTTGGAAGAAGTTGGAGATCCAGCAACTGGTGAACCAATGGGTAGCACCGAACAAAACCTAAACTCAGCAATCAAAGGCGAAATACACGAATATACTGATATGTATCCTGGTATGGCTAGAACTGCTAGAGAAGAGGGTTTTGAAGAAATTGCAGATTGGTTTGAAACACTAGCCAAAGCAGAAAAATCACACGCAGGCAAGTTTCAAAAAACTTTAGATGCCTATAAAGGCGCCTAAAAAGCTTGACTTTTAGTGTATCTTATGATATATTAAGAGTATGCAGTAAAACAAATAGAGATTGCAACTTTATTTGTCCTTCTGGCTGAACAACAATTAAGAGGTTGTAAAGCATATTCCTGGAGGGTTATGGCCGAATGGCTGAAGACACCGGGGGTAGTTGTAAGTAGGGACCTATCTAAATGTAGAATGGGACTCTTCCCGGAAGCTTGGGGGTAAATCCATAAATCCCCCGAAGGACTGCTAACAAGTAATTATGAACACAGATATTCTAATAGCAACATCCGTAACAGTTATATTCATAGCAATCATCTATGCAAGGTGTGGTTATGCAAGTATATTAAACTGTTATAAAATGTGGTTTACAAGAGAATACTGGACTAGTTATAACATTATTGAGGCAGCTAGTTGGATTGCAAAAGCAATCATAATAATACCTGCTTTAATATTCGATAATAATATTTGGGAGTTATATTTCATCTCTTTAATCACCTCTATGACATTGATATGGGCAAGTAATAAAAAATTACTACCTACATTAGTCGGATTTAATACATTGTGGATTTGGTTGAGTATGATGGTTATTGTAAAAAACATATGAACAGTAAAGAATTTACACAAGTAATAGAAAAGACCGTAAAAGAAAAAAGATTAACTTATATAGATGCCATTGTATGGTATTGTGAACAAAATGATATTGATATTGGTACAGTAAATCCATTAGTATCAAAACACTTAAAACAAAAAATACAAATAGAAGCAGAACATTTAAACTTTTTACCAAAGACAGCAAAGTTACCGATATGAACATTGACTTAATTACAAAAATGGGTAGTGATTTATCTGTAGTTAATGCAGCTAGAGTATCATTTGCTAAAACTAAAACTAATTTAGATGAGAAAGATGAAAAACTAATTAAGTATCTAGCGACACACGAACATTGGTCTCCGTTTGCTCACGCAAGTTTACAATTTAGAATAAAAGCACCAATCTTTGTTGCAAGACAATTAGTTAAACATCAAGTTGGTTTAGTTTGGAATGAAGTTAGTAGAAGATATGTAGATGATAAACCAGAATTTTATGTACCGTTTCTATGGCGAGAAAGAGCTGAAGATAAAAAACAAGGTAGTGCCGATACTGAAGTTGAATTTGATATTACAGATATAATTGACCATTCAAAAGAAATGTATAATGATATGATTGAGAGAAACATTGCTCCTGAAATGGCAAGAATGATATTACCACAATGTATGATGACCGAATGGTATTGGTCAGGTACTTTATATGCTTTCGCTAGAGTATGTAATCTAAGAAATAAACCAGATTCACAGGAAGAAACAAGAATGATAACAATAGGTATTGCAAAACATATGGAAGACCACTTTCCTATTAGTTCAAAATATTTACTAGATGAGTATTAATTTATGTATGACGGTTTTGATGTATTTAAAACGTATTTGGCAGTTAAACTTCATTTTACAAGCAATAAATATGATTATCATAAATATGAGGGAAAAGTAAACTGTAAATTAGAAACCTTTACAAAAAGGAATGACAGATACTTTTTTCATAAGTTAAGTAAGAAATATAAGAAGGATGAAATTGCTGATTTTTTTGTTGCTAATTTTTTATATGATGACAAAAAATGGGTAAAAAGTTTATTAGAAAATGATGGTAAAGAACAGTTTTTGGCATTTAGAAAATTTAATCAAGCATTTGCATACCATTTTAGGTCAGATTGCTTATCTATTGTTTCTGATTTTAGCAAGCGTGGCATTTCTTTTGATAATGGTTTACTCTGTTCTAATGGACAACATCCTAGACTCTTACAATTACTTATTCAAAAGAAAACATCTTACCAGACCACCATTGCCATTGACGACATTTTGTCGTATAGTAAGAACTGGTCTATGGATATTAAAGAGAAAGTTGTTTGGCCTAAAATCGCATTTAAAATGGCTAAACTAAAAGGATTTTTGAAATATAATCCTACAGAATGTAAAATGATAATGAAAGAGGTATTTGTACAATGAACTGGTCAAATGATGAAAAGAACATAGTTGATTTCTTAAATGAAAATGTAGATATGTTTAAAAAAGAACCTTTAGAGTATGAGGGTAAAAGATACTCAACCTATGACGC